CTGTAAAGTATAAATGCATACAAAAAGAAGAATCCACTGAAGGTAAAGTGAGAACTTAATGGCACACGAAAATAGAAGAGCTGCTTTACTGAAGAAGCACGGATTAAAGGGTGTCAATAAGCCTAAAAGAACTCCGGGTCATAAAACTAAGTCACATATCGTGTTAGCCGCCGAAGGGCATAACATGAAACTCATTCGTTTTGGTCAACAAGGAGTGAGTGGAGCAGGAAAGAATCCTACGACAGCTAAAGATAAGGCTCGTAAGAAGAGTTATTATGCTAGACATAATGCTCAAGGTAAACCAACTACAAAGCTGTCGGCTAAGTACTGGTCTCATAAAGTAAAATGGTAATTAGGAGTAATTTATGTTAGATTTCATTAAAAAATATAAGGCTAGGCTAAAGGCTTCAATGGTACAGCCAAAAGATAAAGAAAAGAAGAAAGCTAAAAAGAAAAAAGAAGTAAAAGTACTTAGGAAAAAACAAAACATTGAAGCTGCTAAGAAGAAAGCTAAAGGTTCTCCATTTGTTCTTTCTCAAAATATGGATGATGGGGGTAGAGCCAAGTTAAAAAAGAAACAGTCTGAGTCTAAGCTCCCAAAGAAAAGACCATCTTCTATAACAGCAATCTCAATCATTAAAAAAGATACAAATATCAAGACAGATAAAAAGCCAAAGAAGAAAAAGGTTATTGTCACTAAAGCTCAACTTAAAAAGTCTGGATTAACTTTACGTGATTATATGAATATGTTGCAAGGCAAGACTCGTAGAGATTATAAAGATGTTAAAAAGGCAGCACAGAAAAAAAGAGCAAAAAGGAGTAGTACATAATGGCATTACCGTTATTATTTTTTATAGGCAGTAGTATTGTTAGAGCAGCTACACCTACGATAGCTAGGTTATTAGTTAAACAAGGCTACAAAAGAGCATCTTCGACAGTAGTAAAGAATACATTAAAAACGGCTAAGAAGATTAGAACCATAGGTAAGAAAAAAGATATACCTATAGCTAAAAGTAAATCTTTAACTGTACCTAAAAATCAAAGCACGGCTTTAACTAAAATTAATAAGGTTACAGGTGGTGGTAAATCATCGAATGTAGGTGGTAAAGTTATCGCAGGTGGTGCTACTGTTATTAGTGGTGCAGCAGCATTAAGTACAGATAAGAAAAAAGGTGATGCTAAAGCTGAATCAAGCAAGAAAAAAGGTAAGGTTGATGTAGGTTTACAAGAAGCATTAAAAAAGAAGAAGAAAAAGAAAAAAGTAGAGACTCCTAAAGGTGTATCACAAGGAAGTACTGCAGGCACAGCTACAACTATGACTTTTGGTAAAGCCTTTAGAGCTGCTAAAGATGCAGGAAAGAAAGAGTTCACATATCGAGGTAAGAGATATAATACTCGTACTAAAGATGAAGAGAAGAAATCAGCAAAGAAGGTAGAGAAGAAAACACCTAACTATGCAGGTAGTCAAAGTATACCTAAAAAGAAAACACCTAACTATGCAGGTAGTCAAAGTATACCTAAGAAAGCAGAAAAAAAGAAAGAAGAACCAAAGAAGAGTAAAAGTTTCTTAGATAGAGTCAAAGAAGACTTTAGTAAAGCAGTCAAAGAAACTAAGAGAAACTTTTCTGGTGACTTTAAAAAAGGAACTGGTAGATATAAATCTATAAGCACTGGAAAAACTAACTTCAACAAGAAAAAGAAGAAGGCAAGTTAATGGGTTTATTTGATATTATTCAAGCTGCCAATGCTGTAGACACTATTGTTTCAACTCTAAGTGAAGCTGCTAAAGTTTTAGGTGATAAAAATTCTACTCCTGAAGAAAAGAAAGATGCTCGTAAAGCACAAACTTTAGGCAATAAAAAAGTACAATCCAAGAAAGCGGGTGGTGCTGTCACTAAAATGTATAATGGTGGTATGGCTCATGGTAGAAAGCATATGTATCTAGGTGGTGACTCCTCTGTACAAGATAATGCAGGACTACGTGCCTTAAAAGCAAGTGGTACTAAAGGTCTAGCAGCCTATAAAAAAATAACAGGTAAGTAATGCTTAGAGCAAAACCAAAGGTTAAAAGAAATTATGCTAAAGAACGAAGGTATGATGCCAAACCTATAGTGAAGAAGAAACGAGTCCTACGTAATGCTGCACGTAACAAATTACTAAAAGCAGGAGTAGTTAAGAAATATGATGGTAGAGACGTACATCATGTAGGTGGTAATGCTCTTAATCCTAATAGTAGATTAAAGGCAGTATCAGCAAGTAAAAATAGGTCTTACCCAAGAACTAGAAACGCAAAGAAACTATATAGAACCTCGTAGGAGAACGAAACAATGGCGATGATGAAAAAGAAGACTAAATATATGGCTAAGGGTGGATATGGCACACCTACTAAAAAAATGAAAATGAAAGCTGGTGGTGCTACAAAGAAAACTAAGTACATGGCAAGAGGTGGTGCTGGTATGAAAAAGACCAAGTACATGGCAAAAGGTGGAGCCGCTAGACGTAAGTAATGTCGTATCTTATAAGTAACGTACCACATTTTAAATGTTGGGTACGTAAGGAGTTCACTTGTAATCATATGGATTATCACGGTGAATACCTACACGCACTAGCTTTCGCAGTTAATACCATACCTGATAGGTCGTTAAGTTTTCAGGTAGTCTTCACAGGTTGTACAGAAGAAGAGAATGTACACGGTGGTGCAATGTGGGCAAGAATGCCAATACAAGCACTAGTAGCTGATATACCTGTAGATGAATGGGCAGAACCAATGGAAGACCATTTATGTCAACCTTGGGATTGTGAATCAAGAAACCATAGTGTTATAGTTATGGACAGAGTAAGTTCTAGTCCTTGGTTATGTAAGATAGCTAATGAGTTCTATACAGCTAAGTATATGTTCACGGTTGACTACACAGACCATGACATAGCAGATGACCCTGCACAGCATAAACAATCACACGTAATGTACTTGTTGGATGCAGGGAAATGGACAGGCAATATAGTTGCCCTACCAAACAACAGAGTTAGAGCTACAAGTCCTGCCTTATGGGTTACAGGAGAAGGTGCTCCAGACTTTGCACCATCACAGTGGCTACATTCAGCAGAGTCACATGAATCTTATCTAGACCCTTATACAACATTTAATAATCTATACGAGGATACTAATGGCACTAGCAAAGGCAAAAAGAACAATAAAAAAAGTAGCAAGTAAACTGAAAAAAGCTAGTAAGGCTCATGCTGGTCAAGCTAAGAAATTATCTGCCTTAAAGTTAAAGAGTGGGGGTAGTACTGTTAATGCTGCAGGGAATTACACTAAGCCGACCATGCGTAAGAACATATTCAACAGAATCAAAGCAGGTGGTAAAGGAGGTTCTCCCGGTCAATGGAGTGCAAGAAAAGCACAGATGGTTGCATCAGCCTACAAAAAAGCAGGTGGTGGATACAGAGGATAATGGCAAAGAAGAAAGACCCTAAAGTTGGTACGGGCAAAAAACCAAAAGGCAGTGGCAGAAGATTATACACGGATGAAAATCCTAAAGACACAGTTAGCATCAAGTTCGCCACCCCAGCAGATGCAAGAGCAACCGTTGCAAAAGTTAAAAAAGTCAATAAGCCTTATGCGAGAAAGATACAGATACTTACAGTCGCTGAACAAAGAGCAAAAGTAATGGGTAAGACTGAAGTTGTTAATATATTTAAAAGAGCTAAAGAACAATTAAAGAGACAGCATGACAAACGAAAATAAAAAAAGATGTGAGACTTGTGAATGCTATGAGTGCGATTGCGAAGAATGTAATTGCGAATGTCATAAGGATAACGAGGAGGTACAAGGAGTACCTGTATAATAAATGATTGAGTTTGTGTTAGTGTTTATGATGGGATTAAGAGTAGTAGACCAAACACAAACCTTCGATGATATAGATAGATGCTTGTACTTTGCAGAGAGATTACACAAGCAACCTTCGATTCCAAAACAGGAAGGACCTAATCTAAAGATAACAGCATATTGTAAGCCAAGAAGGAAAAGATAATGTTAGCAGAACTCGCGGCAGCAAATGCAGCTTTTAGTGTTATTAAAAGTTTCGTATCTAATGGAAAGGAACTTACAGGTTGTGCTAAACATATATCAGACTTCGTATTCTCAAAGGAACAGTTAGAGAAGAAGGCAAAGAAACAAAAGTCTAAAGGTGGTGGTGCAGACTTAGAAGAGTTCATGGCTCTTGAGCAGATAAGAGAAAAAGAAGAAGAACTCAAGAAGATGATGATATATCTAGGTAGACCGGGATTATGGCAGGATTGGCAAGAGTTCCAAGCAGAAGCAAGAAAGTCGAGACGATATCAAGAAAAGATGGCAGCTAAACGACAAGCAGAGTTAATGGAATATATGGGTTACGGAATAGCTTTAATATTTGTATTATTCTTTGGGGGATTACTAGCTTGGATGCTTGGTAAATGGACAGGAAGATTTTAATAACACCATGCGTAGGCATCTGTAAATTACAAGATGATATCTGTATAGGATGCCACAGAACAATAGAAGAGATTAAGGAAGCATATGAGAGCACCACAAAGGTCATTAGCCAATTGGACAAAACAAAAGTGGAGAACCAAGAGTGGTAAACCTAGTACACAAGGGTCAAAAGCTACCGGTGAACGTTATTTACCTACGGCGGCAATTAAGGCTCTTTCTTCCAGTGAATACGCCGCCACTTCGGCTGCTAAACGAAAAGCGAAGAGAGCAGGTAGACAAGTGGCTAAACAGCCCAAAAAGATTGCTTCAAAAACGGCGAGATTTAGATGAAAAAAGAAGAATTATATCTCAAGTTAGCGAAGCCATTTCTAAGGATAGGAAATTATCTGATGAACAAGCACGTAAAAACGCTAAGAGAAAAACAAAGAAAAGACGGTATTAGGAGACTCTAATGTTTACAGCACTCATAGGACCTATAGCAAATCTAGCTAGTTCTTGGATGAACAGTAAAGTTGAGAAGGTTAAAGCTGATGGTAAAGCTAAAGTAGCACAAGCAAAAGCTAAAGCAGTTGTTGCAGAGAAAGTTGCTACAGGTGAAGTAGAGTGGGAAAAAACTATGGCAGATGCTACAGATGGAAGTTGGAAAGACGAATTTGCCTTGATTGTTTTATTATTACCTGCTATACTAGTATTTATACCGAGTATGACAGAATATGTAAGAATAGGCTTTGAGGTATTGAATACACTTCCTGAATGGTATCAATATCTTTTGTTTATAGCAATTAGTGCATCTTTTGGTATTAAAGGTGCAGGTCAAGCAATGAAGATTATGGGAAAAAAATGAATTTAATACAGTTACAAGACGAATTAGCAAATGATGAGGGCATCAAGTACGAAACATATCACTGCTCACTTGGGCATTTAACAGGGGGAATAGGTCACCTTATTACAGAATGGGATACAGAGTACTACGATAAACCCATAGGAACTAAAATACCAAATGAGCAAGTAAATGATTGGTTTGAGAGAGACATTAAAACAACTATAAAAGATTGTAACTTACTGTTCTCTCAATTTGACAACCTACCTAATAATATACAGCATGTATTAGCAAATATGTGTTTTCAATTAGGTAGACCAAGACTATCCAAATTTAAGAACATGATTGCTGCTGTAGAAAACTTGGATTGGGCAAATATGTCAAATGAGATGGAAGATAGTAATTGGTATAGGCAGACACCTAACAGAGCACAACGTCTTATAGACCGTGTTGAAAAACAAATGATTAAGGAAATACCAGCATGAGTAGAGAACTAACGGAAAGACAACAAAAGTTTTTATCTGTCTTATTTGATGAAGCTAATGGAGATGTAGTAGCCGCTAAGAAACTTGCAGGATATTCAGCTTCGTCTAGTACAACAGATATTATTAAATCTTTGAAAGATGAAGTTATAGAAGCTACACAACTATATATGAGTAGGAATGCACCTAGAGCTGCAGTCGCTATGGTAGATGGTTTATTAGACCCTACAGAGCTAGGTATAAAAGAAAAGATGTCTGCAGCAAAAGAGTTGCTTGATAGAACAGGTTTAGTTAAAACTGAAAAGATGCAAGTAGAAAGCACTGGTGGTGTTATGCTATTG